TCTTGCTCTACTTCGTAACGATCTGCTTGAACTTCAATATCTAAATACATAACCTTAATTATTTCTTTTTACGGGGTAAATATACGAAGCCCCTTTCGGGGCTCCAAATTTTTCATATGACGTTTTATATGACTCTATAATGACGTGTATGACGTTAATATGTATAATCGCCAAATTATTAACAATTAAAATCAAAACATATGAAAAAGATTTTTGCTTTCATCGTATTATTATCTTTAGCTAGTTGTGTTGTTTCAGAAAGTGTAGCTAGAGTTGAACAGCCTATTTGTAGACAAGACCCAAATTGTACTAATATTGGAATCCACGATCACGTATTTTTTACTTGGTAAGAGGGTTACCCATTAGAGTTTTAGTGTGTTTTTCACCCCCAATATAACGTGAATAAGTACCATCGTCATTCATTTGAATGTTTTTACCTTGCATTACACGTTGAATAGTTTCTTTATCAGTAACTATAGGCACACCTTTTGACATTAAAATATCTTTTAATTTACCTGATACTTCAACATAATGACCTGGTTCTTTAAGCATAAGAGCTGTGATGTTAACTGCAGCTGATTTAGCAGGGCCTGAACCATCATGGCCCATTCCAACAGATTTATTGCCTGCTTCTTTATTTTTGGTAACTTTTACAGCATCAAATTCAGGGTCATCATCTAAATCAATAACCATATAATTTGCATCCCTTTCACTACTCATAACATCTTGAGGTGATTTATAATTAGGATTACCACCTATAGGGGAGTATGCTGTATTAATTAAATCGAAGATTTCTTCAGCGAATTCTTCTTTTTCATCATCAGTAAGATTAATCCATTTGTTTTTATCAAAACCTTCTTCTTCTCTAAGATATTGTTTTTTAAACCAACCGTGTAAATTAAAGCTCATGAGCAATTTTGTTTATAAATATGTCAAATGGTACTCTATGTCCCATTCCATCTACACGATCTATTTTAATTTTTGGATGTTGGTTCATTATATGGTCTTTTAACCATTCTAAAGTTCTATCAGGATCAATAACAGTATCCTCATTTCCTAAAATAATTCTAGCATTTTGACAAACCTGATGATGAATAAATTCAGGATAATTAGGTTCAAAACTTCTACTATGGAATGCGGGGTTAAATGCTATAACTGGAATTTTGTAAAGAGCACCTAACATATAAGCACTATAACCACCCATACTACTACCAATGATAAGATCAGGTTTTAGATCTTCTACTTTATTAATTAAAAAGCTAAAAATATCTTTTCGACTATAATCCATAGCAGGAGCATGGACATAACATTTATTTGCTAAAAAATCGACTTTGTCTCCACCTTGTGGGCTTTCGAGACCGTGAAGATATAATACTCGCTTTTTCATAACTCTCATTTACGGTGTAAATGTACGAAGACCCTTTCGGGTCTCCAAATTTTTAATAAGTTTTAGTTAAATCGTCTCCTTCGTTTCTTCGTTTTTTACGAATTGTGTTTTTTCTCCATGTTGAAATAGATGGGTCTTTTAGCATAGCATCTTCTTTTGCTCTTAATTCTTCTTCACTTAATTTACCATCTTTATTTAAATCGAATTCGTCGTATTCTTCTTTTAATTCTTTTTTTTTTACTTCAATAGGTTCTTCTTCCCATTCTTCAGGTAATTCTGGTTCAGGGAATTGGTTTCTAAAGTCTTGCATCTCTTCTTCAGTCCACATTCCACCATCCTCATCTTCTTCTTTAATTACTTTTTCCCCATAAAGATTAGACTTATATTTTTTTCTAATTTGCTCGAAAGCAAAATTAGCGGCAATTACAAGAGCAATTGCTAAAGGATCAAATACAAAAATAATAGTTAAAAGTAAGATATTAATAATCTTATCCATTGGAATACCAGTCAAACCTGAGAGATATTTAAGTGGGCCTAACTCACCTGCTAGATCATTACCTGTTTGGATTTCTACTATTTCAGTCTCATAATCAAATAATTGAGTATTTAAACCATCTATTTTAGTATTTAGTTCAGTTTGTCTTTCAATTGCTTGATCTAATTGTCTTTCTAATGCTTTACGAGTTGAACTAGAGGTTGTTGTTATAATCTCACCGGTTTCTCTGTCTTTATACTGTATAACATTATTTGCTAAGCCAGCTTGCAAATCAGCTACTGCCCCGTTAATGGTGCTTTTTTCCGCATTATATACCGCTAACTGGTCCCTAACATTATCTCGTTTAGTTTCTACTAAAGCAATTTGGGCATCAATATTACCTGCTTTATTAGCTGTTTCTTGATAAGCTGCTGATAAGAAACCATAAATACCCATACTAGTAATTAATACTAAAACAATAGTTGCTGTAGTTAGATAAATTTTTAATCCCCGAGGTAAAGTTTTACGGTATTGGTAAAGTAAAGAAGCAATTACTAATTTGGCTACTTCTAAAGATGCTGCCATAATAATAACAGCAAAAGCTGCTCCAGCAAAGAGTTTGCTAAGGCCGCTAACTGAATAGAAAGCGGCCGAAGCAGACACTGACAGGGCAGAGGTTGCGATTATAAAGGGGAATATCCTTTCTTGTATTTTTTTTAACATTTTACTTATCTTTTTCTGTGGCATACTTAACACCCATAATAGTACCAATAATACTAAAAGAGTTAGTCAAAAGTATACCAAACAAATTTGACCAAGTAGACTCCAATATAGGATTCTCTCTTCCAGCAACCAAGGTAAAGGCAAAAAGAAGTGTAGTAATCACACCTACTCCTAAAATTACCCACAAAGCTACAGTAACAATTTTTCCTATAAGTTCAAATTGGGTTTTTTTCTGCATTAATTCTAAATCTTCTAATGCTTTGCCCATCCCCTGTTGTGCTTCATCTCTAAGTTTTTCGGCTTCTGCTTTAGCTAACATAGCTTCTTCTGCAGATTTACTAGCTTCATCTAGGGCTCTAGAAAGTTGTTTATTTACTCTATCATTTTCTTTAGCAGCGGATTCAAGTTCTTTATTTTGTTGTTGAACTTGTTTAGTTACCTCTAGTCGTTTTTTACGGGTAGAAATATCTTTTTCTTTACAGAATTTAAGGTATTCCTCAAACTCTTTATCACCTTTAGGGGCTTTAAGAATTTTAAGGAAACTACCTTCTACATAGATTTTTCTTTTTTTAGCAACCTCTAGTAGAACATTCCTAGTATGTTCTGTTACTTCGACCATTATCTATAAATTTTAAATGGAGCTGATTTTGATTTATAAGCATCATAATCTTCCATAAACTCTTCTAATCTAGGTTCAATATCATCTGATTTAATAATCCAAAATTGAGCACCTACTTTTTTAGCTCTTTCTATTTCTTCATTATCTTCTGAGGATGAGATAATACCTATTACACAGTTATCACCATATTCAAAGTTAATTTTTCTAATCATTTCGATTCCATCAAAAGAGGAACCTATGATATTTAAATCAACAAAGACACACTCAGGACGTTCATGGTCTGGATCATCTGGAAACCATTTTTTAAAAAGTTTATCGGCTTTATCAGAGCTATCTAAAGCTTCGAATGATAAAGCCATATCCAAAATTGAACATGCATCCTCAAATACTAGATGAAATAGGTTTTCATCATCTATTAACATTAATGTGTTAATCATCTTAAATTTTTATTTTTATTTTAGTACCTTGTTTTTGTTTTTCCGCCCAAACAGAAAAACCATGTTCCTTAAGAATTGAAATACAAATATTCAACCCTAAACCAGTTCCTGATTCTTTCTGTCCTTCTTTTCTTACATATGGTTTAGATAATTCAATAAACTCATTCATTGTTAACCCACGCCCATTGTCCTCTATACATATATGACTTCCATTATGGTAATTCCCCTCATGATATATTTTTACCCATTTAGTTGGGGAATCATTGTATTTAAGACCATTACGAATTAAATTATCTATAGCAGTACAGAATAATGGTTCATTTACTATAAGTTGTGTAGGGAGATTATTATCTAAAATAACTTGGTTATTATAAGCTGTAAGTTTTAAATAGTCTTTTAAAATTTCTTTTATATTACACTCAGTTTTAGACATTTGAGCGTTTTCCTTAAATAAATTAGTAAATTCATATACACCTGAATATACTTTTCTGGCATGGTGTAGTCCGTCTTCTATTAATTTTAAAGGAGAGGAAATTTTAAGTTCTTTAATTTGCTCGTCTGTTAATCTTCTTTTTAAAGATTTAATACCTCTAGGAATGTAAGTATTAATCCCAGAGTGCATATCATGTCTAATAATTTTAGCTGCGTGTTCTAGGTAAACGTTTTTGTCTCCTAATTCTTTACGAATTTTAGCTTTATTTACTAAAAATTCTTGTACTACTTTAAAAAATGGAGGCATAAAGAATACAACACAACCCCAACCAAATTTAGCTAATTCTAAAGAGGGTTCGCATAACCCGAATACAATACAAGTTTGTACTGTAAAAAAGGTTAACATAATAATGCCCGCAATTGCTAAGGAAATTTTGGCATTAAGTGATATGCCATCTAAAGCACTCATTTTTTATAATTCGGATTTTTTAAATCCGCATTTACCGAAGAACCATTTAGAAGGACAAAAACCTGTCCATACTCCAACGTTCAACATAAATGTTACAAAAATTACTATACCCCAAGACTGTGTAAAATATCCTATAAGTAATACAAGTGACATTAAAAGATACACCATACGTGTATCAGTAATACTGTTTAATAATTGTTTCATACCCTATCGCCTTTATGTTTATCGATTTTATCTAAAATAATGTTTAATAACTCATTTTTGATAAAACCTGCCATAGAAGCGTTCTTAAGAGCAGACATTAATTGAAAAACTATAAATGGGGTAATAACTGTTTCACTTAACCAACTTGTACCCGCAAAACCTTTTTCAATCATTAATATAGCTGTAAGGATTATTTCCCAAGTTACTAATGATTTTAATACTTTAAGAGCTTTATATGTTTTGAATCCTTCCCTTTTAACTCCAGCTATAACACCGAAAAATCCATCTAACAATAATACAGCTGCTACAGCCAAAAACTGTTCAGCATTCTCCATTGTTAATTCCATAAAATAGGAACAAATAAATCCTATTGATGCTGCTCCAGCTACTGTTACTTTCATGTATGTCGATTTGATCATCTTTAGTGTAGGGTTATAGTTTGTATAAAAGCAACTTTAATACGAATCCATAATCTTTGTTTCCAAGATAATGATTTAAATTCTTCTGTTTTATAAATATCTTCTAACTCTTTCATTACAAACTTACTAGCATGTCCATCAACTCTTGTTGTGGGAACATATCTACTTTATCTTTTCTTGTATTAGTGTGAGTCCAAAGGCCTTTTACTCTTCCGTAATAAGCATCTTCGTTCCATTCAAAGGCATCTGCACCTTTTTCTTTAATTAAAGCAGGTAAACCGGCTCTAACATCAATATTATCTCTTTCAGCAATCCATAAAATCCACTTATGTAAAGCTTCAATTTGAGCATCTGAGTAACGATGCCATAATTTGTGTCCTCTAAATTCTTTTGATAATTCTACAATCTGTGAATCTGCGACTGTAGTACCTGCATAGGTTTTACCATTTACAACATAACCAAAATTACATACTTCAATACCAACTGAATTTACATGCATTTTTTGGGAACCATTTTTACCTAAATGCCAACCATAATCTCCATGTGGGAATGCTTGTACCATTTCTCCATCGTACTTATCATCATTTCCTTTTACGGAAGGACCTCCTAATACGAATTCTGTAGCTACTGCACCTCTTGAATCTCTACCCCAATTATCAATTGTTTTGTATGGGTTGTGCCAACCTGCTGTGTGGTGTAAAAATACCCACTCGGGCTTAATAGGACCTTGCTTATATTCACCTACAGGTAAAAAGTGTCGATTAATTACTAAACCATTATCTGTGGTATAAACTTTTTCAGAGGCGTCTGTTGTAGCTAATCCCATTTCATCCCAAGTTTTGGGACCTACAATACCATCTGCTACTAAACCATTTTCTAATTGCCATTTTTTAACAGCCATTTCAGTTTTAGGACCAAAATCACCATCAGCATGGATTTCTAGAAACTCTTGAAGTTCTTTTACTTCTTTACCTCGTGAACCTATTTTTAGTAGCATGTTTATAAATATTAAAATTGATTAGATAATCGAGTTTCTTCAATTGTTTCTTGTAATTCTTTTAAGGTAACAGGACATTCTAAATCTAATCCTGCCTCAAAAGACTCTTCTAATATACCATCTTTAAAAATTAATATAGTAGGAGCCATTCTTACTTTATATTTTTTCTTTAGTACTGGGTTAGAAGCTAAATCACATCTATAATAATGAGTAACATTTTTTAATTTATTAAATTCTTTAAAGGAATTATCATTATTAAATTTAACCCAGAATTCAATTATTACAATAGAACTTTTATCATCTCCAAATGGAGATTTTTCGTGGATTTTACTTTTATAATCTTCATCACCAACCCAGTCTTGAGCTTGGAGATTAAAACTAAAAACTAAAAAGAAGAATAAGAATAAGTTTTTCATATTATTTTCTTTTTTGAAGCTCATATAATCTCTCATCAATTTTTTCTAACTGGGATTTTATGTCTTCAACATCATCCTGAGTATCCATAATAGTTGATCTAATAAGTTCATCTTTCATATCAAACTCCATTCTTTCAATCTCAGGTTCAGGAAGTGATTTTGCTTTTTCTATATCTGCTTGTAATGTAAACCACATACCAATAACGGTTGCTATAAAAAATACAACAATCCCTATGGTTTTTAAGTCTAGTGTAACTTTAGTATTTTCTCCTATTTGTTTAGTCATCTTATCCTATTATCTAAATGTATAATTTAAACCAAATGTAGTTTGGTATAACTGACTATCCCACATTTTGCTATACTCTCCTTCAACAAAAATACCTAAATTTTTACCTACTTTCCAACCTAAATTAGCACCAAAGTTATAATCAGACCATTGTTTACCTTCTAATAAATTATTGTGCCCTCCTTTACCCCAATTATCTCTATGTAAGTATGAAAAATCTTCATCACCCATTATATAATGGTGATAAGGTAAAATCCAGTTAGCATAAGCATGTAACCAAAATTTAGATTCATAGTGGTAAAGGTCAAAACCTATGATTGGAGCAATTTCACCAAATCTCTCTAATTGAGACCATATTTCATTATTATAACGGTTCATTAAACTAGGAAATACATTTTCTCTAAATGCTAAATCTGAATGTGCTACTTCATTACCATCAGGATCTACCCAACACCAGTCTTGAGTAGTATCTCCGTTTGCTGTAGTTTGAGTATAAAATACGTCTTGGTACCCATATTGATAACCTAAAGTATACCAAGGATTTAATGCATTACCTGTATCATCTGTTTCATTTAACCAAATTTCAATAGGATTATAACCATAAGGTCTATCATGAGTTCTAAATATGGCACCTGCAGATATGGAAAATTTTTTACCAATAGGTAATCTTGCTCTAGTTTCAGCTGATTGGTATTTTAAATTGATTCTACCAACTTCTCTACTTTCTGCTTTTACAATATGGTATTTACCTGTGTGTTTTAAAAAATATCTACTATTATCAAACTCTCTTCCCATCCATCTTTCCCATTCTTTATGGAATTGATATTCAAGACCTTGTATTGCAGAAGATGGTGCTGTAAATACT